AAGTAAAAGAGCAGGACACGAAGCACCACCACTATAATCTAAACGAGGCATATCCTCCAAGATACCTGACTGCGCTGCGCTTGTCCCTGTTTCAATGTAATCAGTAGCTACCAAGCCTTGCTCTAATTGAGCGTCTTGGATGTAGATGGAGCCATTAGCTGACAAATCAAAATCACCTAATGCTGGATAAATTCTAATTTCAGTAAGGGAAACATCTTGAGTTAATGAACACCGATACCATCCATTTCCTACACTTTCAATCTTGGCATCAATAGCACCTCCGCTAATTGTACCTAAAGCACCATTTTGCAAATCAAAATAAGCAGTTAAACTACCACCGCTTACAAAAGCCATCCAATTAAGTGTACCCGCTTTAGCGTAAACACTTCTTGTTTGAACTCCGCTCAAAGAAATGCTTTGTCGCACACTACCACCCGCTGCCGTTCTTTCAAACAACCAAGCATCCGAACTACCATCGTACCCACTTTGTCCGCTTGTAATTGTACCCGCTACTGAAACCCAAGTAGTATCAAACTGATTTGATTGCAGCAAGAGATTCTCTCTACCCTTCTCAATAAGACCATTAACATCTACCCTCGTAGCAGCAAGATTTGAACCCCTACTAAAGGTAAAGTCCCCACTACCATCAGTAGGTCTAATACTATACAACTTACCATCCTTATAGGCACTTGGTATCATTACCAAACTTGCATCTTTATATAAACTCATTAGAATAAATCGTTTAGTTCGTTAATTGTACAGGTTCTTGATTCAGTATCACCTCCTGCTGCTTCTACCCTCGCATCATACAAGTCAAACAATTGTCTGCCCAAGTCCGCTTGTGGGAATCGTCTCAATGACTTACTTACACATTCAAAGGCTTCCATTGTTGCTCCATCCTCTAATGCTCTCTGTTGGAATTGTGCAGGGTCAAGAATATAGAACATCGCTGACCCCCAACCAATAGTATTAGTGAAGGCATCTCCGCTTCCCCACCAAGTTCGTCCATATATTGAACCGTATCCTTTTTCGTCAGTTGCCATTGTTCTCTAATTTTTGTACAAGCCTCTTGAGCTTCTTTAAGTTAACCTCCTTGACCTTGTAGCGTTTATAGTTGCCATCCGTTGAAGACCGCATCTTTGTCTGGGCTGATGTCATCATTATTGTTTGTATAGTATTCGGGATATGTGTTCTGGTTGAAAGACATAAAGTCAATAAACCTACGAGTGTAGTGTTCAGCAATATCTCTATGCTTGTTCGTTAAGAAGTCTACCTCATCTTTCTCCATTGCAATACTGTTCTCTGCCGTGTGCTTGTAAGCACCTCCATTACCTATCGTGTAGGCAGCGTGAGGTAAGTATTCAACCATAGCCCAATGAATCAACATTGGTTGCACATAGTCATCTAACAAAGTCTCGTAAGCAGGTGTGAGTGTTCCTGCGATAATATCGTTGCGTAGCTTGTCGTACAACTTTGTACCAAGATAGTTTTGGATGTGAATCTCTTGCGACACCTCTACAAAAGGTAGGAACTTGTCACTATCTACATTACCACTCAATACACTATTGCGTACCAAGTCATCTCTTTTTATGAATAATACCTTTGCCATTATTTCTTATAATTCGGGTGATGCCCTTGTCTCGGCATATCAATAGGGGCTACACTAACCTCTTTAGGGTTTTTAGGTAACTTGAATCCCTCTCTTACCGCTTGGTTCACATTTACAAACTTTGTTCCTTGTAGGGCATTGCCTCCCCATTCTGTGCCGTCTTTCTTTAGTCGTTTCTTGTAGATTCTACGCTCCCATCTATGGTAGCAGTTTACACCGCCCTTGTACTTAAATAGAGAGTAGTTTCTACCCTTGTGTCCGAACTTCTTGTTGACACCTCTGGCACTCATCATACCAATGTCTTCCTTGCGGTAGAGCATCTTTTTAGACAACATCGTCTTGCAGAAAGTTCTGCTATCTCCTACAGGAGTCTTTGAAGTGCCTTTAGAGTACTTGTAACGCACTTTATAGCGTTGGTTGTCTTGACTACTGTCTTGCGTAGCAGAGAGGCTTACAAGCCCGTTTAAATAGCCCTCAACATCAAAGTCTTCGGGTTCTTCATCTCCTACTTCTTCTGCATCAACAAGCTCCCACTCGTCATCAAGAGGTTCTTCCTCTCCCAAGTCAGCCAATGCATCTAACATCTCGTGGGCTAACTCGTCATCAAGAAAAGGGCGGCTATCGTCCCCCAACTCTACTTTGCTTAATTCTTCTTTCTCCTCTTCAGCCATATCCGCTTGAAGCTCCAACGGTTGTAGGGTCTTGAAGTAGATATTCAACGATGCACCATTAACCGCTAAAATATCGTCAATAGCATCTAATATCAACTCTTGGATAGGTCGTACAACGGTGTTGTGGAATAACAAAGAAGCCGTCTTCAACTCATCAGCATTGTTACCCAATCCTGTATTGTCCTTAATACCCATCAACATAGGTGAGGTAACTCTATGGGCTACCATCAACTTACGCATACTCTCGTCAGCTAAAAACTGATACTGCTCACTTGCATCACTCAATTGGACAGGCTCAATACTTGCAGCCATCTCCTTGTTGTCGTTAAACGCAAGAATGAACTTACCAGAGTTAGACGATCCACTAAACTTTTGAATGATTCGTCTCTCTATAAGCTCACGCTCCTCTTCAGTTGGTACACCATTGTTGAAGTTAATCAACATACTTGGTGACAAGCCGTTCTTAATGTTGTTGATGTGGTAGTTAGCTACCTCCTCTTCCAACTCTGCATAAGGTAAACCACCTTGATAGTCTACAGGAGAGTAGTAATAGAATCCAGAGCGGTAAGGCTTGATACAATAAATCTCTAAACCCTCACCCTTTTCACCATATCCAAAAGCAGGTATTCTAATTGGCTCAAAACCCTTCTTACGAATCTTTGTCCAATCTTTAGAGTAGTAGTATCCTGTAACCTCACCATCGTCATTCATCTTCTCCATACGGAGAGTCTCAATAGGCATATGTTCAACTTGTACAATCTTCGTCTTGTCCTTGTTGTAGATAACCTGCATTGCTGCTTGACCCATCGCCTTAAGATCAAAAGTTATCTTACGCATACAAGTACGAGAGAACAAGCTCTTCATCATAGCGTACTCATCGGGCTTTCTTGAAGCATCCGTAGCGTACAGACCTTTTCCGTAAATAAGCTCGGTCATACCATTGATAATGGCATTGTTGGTAGCACTCCCGTTGTACCTGTCAATCAAGTATTGGAAGTAGTTGTTATCCTCGCCATAGGCTACCCATTGCTTACGATTGTCTTCAACAACCGCAGGTGTAGTATGCGATGCAAGGTTTACGATGCGTATATTGCTCATCGGTAAATGTATTGATTATCATTATCAGTATCCTCGTAGTAGGTGAACTCACCATTATTAATACTGAACTTCTCAAGGTCAGTTTGATTAGTACAATAGACCTTGCCTCTGTATATTTCGTTTGTTCCTGTAATTCTTATGTTGTAGTACCTTCCCTCTACGAATGTATAGGCAGGTGTGATATGGAGGTAGTTCGCCTCCTTCGTAGCCGTTAAAGACTCCGTTGTAGATACATTAGTCTCCTCGTCAGTAATCTTTACCGATACGCTTAAATCAAACGCTCTGGGAACAAAGTATATCTTCTTATCCGTTGTAGTTACAATGTGCATATTAGGTTAACCACAACAAAGGCAAAGTGTTATCAAAAAGAAAGGGTAGCCCGAAGACTACCCTAACCAAAACACCTATTTTCCGCACCAAGTGCAGGACAAATATACTACTTTATTACGAAGTAACAATAGTATCTGTTGCTGAAGTCATTCCTGCGAATGGTGCGCCATCTGTAGCACCTTCAATGAAGTTAGCAACTGTACGCTCCATAGCGTTGAATGTAAGAGTGTAACCTGATAGGTCACCCATTGCACCACCACTAACGATTGTACCACCTGTTACATCTGCTCCGTGTTCACGACCCACCAAGTAAGCGTTACCATTGTAGTCCTCTACAACGATGTGAGGTCTTCCGTAAGCCATCAACTTCAACTCGTTGTTATCCTCCTTGCTCAATTGAGGCAAAGTAAGGCTAACCGCTTGGTCAAAGAATACTGTTCCGTTCTCACGAGAAGCATTGATTGTTTGCTCTACTGAAGAGTTGCCTTTCAACTCATACTTGTATGCAGAGAATGTTCCTGTCATATCAGTGATTTCATCACTTGACAAGGTGATCGTACCCAAGTCACCGAAGTCTACAAAGTAAACGGCTTTAATACCACCTACAGACTCACGGCAAGGGAGCGCACGACCTTTTGTTAAATCACAAGCCATAATTTCTTTTTTTTAT